ACACAAAATTATGATATTGCTGGTTTAAATACTGGACGGCTTTATGATTTAGCAGGTACAAATGAAGAACATTATGAAATGGCCGGTATTAATGAAGAACTATATGATTTGGCTTCAAATGATTAATTATAAATAAACATAAAAACAAAAAAAAACTATAAAAACAAAAAACAAAACAAAAAGTTAATAATTATTTATAAAATATTTTTATTTTTATCGTTTAATTAATAAGTACAATCCAAATGTTTTTTATTTATTTCAAATAAAACTTCATTTTTTATTTTTATCGTTTAATTAATAAGTACAATCCAAATGTTTTTTATTTATTTCAAATAAAACTTCATTTTTTATTTTTTCTAATTCATTTTTATTTTTTGGATTATTACTAATAATTTTATTTACTCTATCAAAATAAACATTATTTACTTCACCAGTATTCTTTTGAAGAAAATAAACTACACCATCCTTTTCAATATTCATGATTCCTAATATATTTATACGTTAGTTTTTAAATAAAAAAATACAATATATATTTAAATGTTCTTATTATCGAGTGTCATAAAAAATGAAGACTTCATTTTTAAAAAAAAAGAACCTGAAAATGAACAAAACAAAAAAAAAATAACAACAAAGGAACTTTTATGTGGTAATATTAATTATGAATCATGCCATGATTTAACACATAATATATTAACTAAGAAAAACAAAATAGAAAATAATATTATTGATCAAAATGCATATAATGATTTAGAAATATTTAAAGGAATTGATAAACCTTCAAATTCCATTTTTAATACAATAAATAAAACTAAAACAATCTTTGGTAAAGGTTTATTGAAAATAAGCCTAAATAATCCAACAACAAATATTGAGACACTAAAGAAAAAACAAAAAATTATTAAAGAACTATTAAAAGATGAAGATAAATTTAAAAAAATACAAGAAAAATTAGATATTATTGCAAAATTACAAGATACAATATTATGGACTCTTAAACCTAAAAGTATTGAAGAAGAAAAAATCTTTGAAGCTGTTTATTTTAATCATGAATACTTAAAAGTACTCAATAATAGTGAAGAAGTATTAACAGTATATTCGCTTTTTAAAATTGTATTTGCCCCAATTTATGGTTTATTATCGCCAATTATGTTTTTTATAATACCATATTTATACTTAAGATTTTTCACTAAAATTAAATTCGATTTCAATGTTTATTTCAAAATATTGAAAATGTCTATTTTTGGTGGATTTAATTTAGGAGGTATGGGGGGTGGAGGACAAGGAATTACTAAGTATTTCTCAATGATATTATCTTTTGTTATTTATGTCCAAAACCTTGTAAATTCTGTTGAAATATCAAGAGGCACTAACAATATAATAAATATTTTACATGAAAAAATAAATAATACAAATCAAATATCAAAAGAAGTATGTTCTTTAAAAGAATTAACAAAAGATATTTTTGATTTTGATGAAATCAAACATCATTTTCCTATAATTGATAATGAATTATTTAATACACCTCCATCTCTATTATCTCATAAAGGAAAAGTATTAGTTTGTTATAATAAAATACAAAACTCCGAATCATATACTGAACTAGTAAATGAAATCGCCCTTATTGATTATTATAACTCATTATGTTTACTTGTAAAAGATAATGTGAATGTATGCTATCCAACATATGTTGAAAATGAAAACCCTGTAATTAATGCTAAGAAACTATACCATCCTTATTTATCAAAACCAATTTCAAACGACATATTAATTGGTAGAAAAAAACCAAATAATATTTTAATTACTGGTCCAAATGCTGGTGGGAAATCTACATTTATAAAATCACTTTCATTATCTGTTATATCAGCCCAAACATTAGGAATAGCATTTTGTAATTCAATGGAAATAACACCATTTTCACTTATTAATACTTATTTAAATATACCAGATTGTAAGGGTAAAGAGTCATTATTTGAAGCAGAAATGCATAGAGCACGTAATCACATTAGAAAACTCAATGAATTATCAAAACATAAATTTTCATTTATTGTTATGGATGAAATATTTAATAGTACAAACCCACAAGAAGGTATTTCAGGGGCATATGCCATAGCTGAAAAATTGGCAAGTTTCAATAACTCAATATCTATTATTACTACACACTTTTCATACTTAACTAATTTAGAAGGTAATGGATTCAAAAATTACAAAATACCAATAAAACGTGATGAAGAAGATAATATTGTATATCCATATAAATTACAAAGTGGTATATCAAATCAATATATTGCGTTAGAATTATTGAGAAACAAAGGTTTTGATAATGATTTAGTAAATAATGCCGAAAATATATGTAAAAATTTAAATCTTGGTTCACAACAATCTAATTTAAATAACTTAAAATCAAGTAAATCATCGTCATTTTCATTATCTTCATCTTCATTATCTAAAAAAGGTGTAAATAAAAACAAGAATAGTAAAGAACTAAATATTGACCTTTTATCTGAACCAGAAAATCAAGAATCAGATTTAGAATTTATTAATGAATCAGATAATGATAACAAATCAGATAATGATAATGGATCTGACAATGATAATGAATAAATAGTTGTTTGTATATTTGTATATTTGTATGTTTGTATGTTTGTATGTTTGTATGTTTGTATGTTTGTATGTTTGTATATTTATATATTTGAATATTTTATATGTTTATTTTATATGCCAAGGTATTATTCAAAAAAAAATAATAAAAGGTTTAATTCAAGAAAAAATTTATCAAGAAAACATAAATCAAATAATAAATATTTAAATAAAAAATATTCAAATAAAAAAGGAGGAAGTTTAACAGCTAGATTAACAGGAAGTTTAAAAAGTTTAATGCCAAGTTTAAGTATTCTTAAATCAGATAAATTTGATAAAAAAAAATTAGAAAAATATATATATGAACTTTCTGAATTATCTATTAAAGATTCTTTTGAATTTAAAAAAATAATAATAAAAATTAAAGAAAAATCACTGAAAGAAGAATTAATTAATAAAAAAATTTTGTCTTATAGATTATTGTTTATTCTTTATAATAATGGTACAAAAGATGAAAAAGCCCAAGATAATAAAATTGTTAGAAAAATACTTAAAATACTAAAAATAATAAACAAATTATCAAAAAATAATGAAGCAATTGTCAATGTTAATATTTTAAAACAAATAAAAGTTAATTTAAGACACATTTTTAGTATTGAAAAAACAAAAGAAGACGAATATCCACATTTATTAAAATTATATCAATTTATTGATAAATTATATAATAAAAAATTTAAACAAACAATGGAATCAACAACAAATACATTAGTCAAAACAGTTGAAAGTGAACTCAATAATGAACCATATAGTTTACTTAAATCTCCAAATAATATTGATGAAGAAGAATTACAATCACTATTACGAGAAATAGATATTGAAAGAAGAATGGATGGTCTTAAACAATTTTTACAAGAACAAGAATGGGAAAGATTAGAAGCTAGATTATCTGCTTTAAGACAACCTGGCGGAGGTAGACAAAGAAAATATATTAAATCAAAAAAAAACAAAAAGCTATTATTGGTTTAGAATATTTAATATTTTCTTATAAATAAAAATTTGATTTGTTAATTATTTTTTTATTAGATAATTGAAAGATAAATTTACTATCTTAACAAAGAAATGCAATCTATAAATGATGAAGACATTATGTATCAAGATAATTTAGTATGTATACTAAAACCACACTTAAAAAAAGGAGTATTAGTATGGACACATTATAATCAACCAGAAAATTCAGAATGTCTACGCAAAATAGGATTAAAAACTGGTAAAAAACTAAAAGAAGAAGGAATAGATTTTGGTAGAATTGTATATCATCCATATCATTTTTTTAGAGCTCCATATTTTTCAAATAATATTGATTATAATTCAATAGAAACTGAAATAAATAGTTTATATGGCAAAGATAATATCGATACAAAAAACCGAATTTTTATTAGAGTTGATCCTGAAAAATCTTTTGTATTTTCAAGTGAAATAAGAGCAAAAATGCCAGCACCATATTTTCATATTTCAGATGGACATTTATTAGACAAAAAGGAATTATATAATACTCATTCAAAATTTATTATGCAACATAGTGATGAAAGATATAGTAATTTATATAATTCGTATTATAATAATGAAGTAAACAAATCAAAAAAAAAATTGTCTATTTACTTAAATATCATAAAAAATAATGAATTAACAAATTATACCAGTTATAATTTATATACATCAAGAAAAATAAATTATGGTTATAATTATCCATTTGATTGTTACCCTATAGAGAAAAATAGTGAAATACTCGTTTCATTACCTCATTTAACAAAAGATTATTTTGTAGATATATAAAAAACAAAAACAAAAATATAAATTAAAAAAACTATTTATTATTCAATAAAATCAAGTTTATAATTTTATTTATATTTTATTTATATTTTTATGGTTTATTTTATTATTTTTTTCTTAAATAATCAAATATAACTGTGAAACACATACCTTGAATACCATTAGTTATTATTTTAGTACCTAATCCTCGTGTCATTAATCCAAAAACTCCATCTGTTTTTATAATATTTTTTATTAATGTTGTATAACCAATATTATAATCACTAGTTTGTCTATTTGTTTTTATAACACGTAATGAATTTGAACAAATATCGGAAATTGATGATGATGAAAAACCAATAATAGCACTTCTTCCCAAATTTTCAACATTATTTTCTCTTTTGGGGATTTTTTCATTTAAATAATTATATGTATAAAACCAAGGAAAATGACCTACTAATGTTGATGACCCAGAAGCCAATGAACCATTATATAATACTTTATAACCATTATTTTTTATATTTTTTGATAATATTTTCATGCCTATCTTTCCATTAACTTGCATACTAGTTTTACATGTATCTATAGGCATAATTGCCATTCTCCATAATGATGCACCAAATGAACCAATAAATGTTTTTGAAGCTGTTGACATATTACTATCTTCTAATAATGTCATCATACCGACATTCATAGCCGTGTCTCCAAATCTTGATATTGGTGCCATCATTAAAGCAAAAGGATAACCTCTATAAAATCTAATTAATCCACCTTCTTTATAAAGACTTTTAAAACTAGTATTAAATTTACCACCATTTTTATATTGATGATTTACAATTGTTCTTAGCCACATTAAACTAGTAACTTGAAATGTCATAGCAGCAAATCCAGAACCACCTCCATTTATAGCTCTATTAAATGATTTTTCAAATAATTTTGTATAGTAATTATTATTTTTTTTGGGACAATCCATTAAAATAATTCAATAAAGTTTTAATAATAATTTAAAAAACAAGATATTTCAAATTTATTTTAATTAACTTTACACTTGAATATTTAAAAATAAACATATTTTGAAGTAAATTAATAAATTCAACTATAAACATTCTCATATAATTCATTATATCTTTCATTTGTTTTTTCATCTAAAAATCTTGTTCCTGGACATACATTACCTTCTAATACATAAGCACTATCACATGCTAATATAATATCCCAACCTATTAAATCTTTCTTTATATTTTTATGTAATTTTTTTAACTTTTCCCCTATATCTTTTAATTTATTTTTTTCATCGTTACTTAATTCTTTACATAAAAGCTCAAAACAATAAACAATACTTCCTCCTTGATGATAATTTGAGGCTACACTATTCTTTTTCCCATTAAATATTGAAAATGTAATATATTCTATGTCATTATTTGTTTGTACACTATAAATTCTAATATGTCTTGGATTATTTTTTTCTTTATTACAATCATATATTCTTTCTTGAAACAAAAATGTTTCATCAACATTAAATTCATTATTATTTATTTTATTTAAAAGGTTATTATACATGTTTGTTATATTTAAATAACTTAAAGATGAATATAGACTTAATTTATAACCAATGAAAATTAATTTTATTGTCAATAAAGAGGATTATAATTCAACATTAGATACAAGCATTTTAGGTTTCTTATTTAAAAAAATCAAAGATAAAACAGATATTAAAGTAGTTGATATTAATAATTTTAAATGTGATAATGCATCAATTAATTTTTTTCTAGGAACAATGAACAATTTACTATTAAAACATGCTAAAATTAATATTTTCGTAATTAATAATCAGAATTTTAAAAGAAGTGATATCCCGTTTCTAAATAATTTTGATTATATTTTTTGTAAGTCAAGAATGTTGTTAACACTATTAGAAAATTATGTTCCAAAAGAAAAAATAAAGTATACATCATGGAGAAGTACAGATATTAGTTTATCTAATACTGATAAAGATTACTCCCAAGTTATGTTATATTGTTATGATAGAAATTATACACAATATAATACAATTTTAAATAACTGGAAAGAATCATACCCAACTTTAAATGTTGTTAATTACGAACCAATTAAAGTTATGCCTAATATTGTTTATCATTCAAATTTAGATCAAACTAGATATGAACAACTATTTAATAGGTGTGGTTTCCATTTATGTTTACAAGAATGCGACAGTTTCGCTCATAATGTTAATCAATGTGCATTAGTAAAATCAGTACCAATTATAATAAATGGAGCACCAATGAATGAAATAATAAATGATGATAATTTATTTTCAATAAATGGAAAGAAAAAAAAATTAACTACATATATTGGTAATAAAACAACATTAAGTTTAGATAATTTCCTTTCAATTTTTGATAAAATAGCAAATCTTACTGAGGAAACATTTGAAAATATGGGTAATAATGCCAGACATGATGCTTTAAAAAATCATAGTCAAAATTATGTTTTGTTTAAAGATACAATGAAAGAAATTATGTTAAAAGTAAGAACAACAAAGATTTCTAAGGCTTTGGTAAACAAAGATTCATACCCAAAAGTATCTGTTGTAACACTAACACATAATAGAAATAAATTTTTTGATTTAAGTGTATTTAATTATAATAACTCAAGCTATCCAAAAAATAAACTCGAATGGATTGTATATGATACATCAATTGAAGAAGAAAAAGTCGAGAGAAAACTGCCAACATTAGAAGAAAGAGAAAAACAAAATATAAAATATTTTTATGATACAGAAAAAATGTCAGTTGGTGCTAAGAGAAATAAAGCTATTGAACAATGCACTAATGATATAATTTTATTTATGGATGATGATGACTATTATTATGCAGATAGTATTGGTAATCGTGTTAATGAATTATTAAATAGTAATAAACAAATATCAGGGTGTACAATTATTGGTTGCTTTAATATAAATAAGGGTATATCGTATATTGAAAGTGGTGATGTAAATTCATCATTTGAAAATAGAGTATCTATAGCAACATTATGTTTCTATAAATCTTTTTGGGAAAATAATAAGTTTGACGATGAAAGTATACATGAGGCAAATACATTAATTAGAAGTAACTTACAAGAATTCCATGAAATATCCTGGGAAGATATTATTGTATCAATGGTTCATAAATATAATTTAACAAATCGTGTTACACCAAATATCAAGGCTAATGGTAATTACTATGGATTTAGTAAAGGATTGTTTAATTACCTTGTTGAACTCCAAAATTAAATTTTTTTCTTACTTAAAAACAAAATTTATTTAATAATTATTGTTTAGTTGATTATTTATTTTACAAAAATGAAAATTTCATTTATGATTAATATAATTTATTTTTTGTCTATTATTGGTATTACTAGTAGTTATAAATTTGTAACAGATAACACATGTAATTACAAAACCCAGGAGTCTTGTATAAAATCATATTTTTGTAGTTGGTGTAATAATACTAATATTGTTAATGATACAGAAATATATGATTTACAATGTTCAAAAGCTAATGTATGTAGTGAAAGTTTTAATCAATCATCAATATGTATATACAATGAACATTATGAAAGTATATGCTATTTTTATGATGTATTATTGTGGTTTTTAATAATATTTGTATTGATTTGTTCAACATATACAATTGCCTACTCAATATTAACAAATGTAAGTATTGAAAATAGAAATAATTATTCTGGCATAGCATTTGTTATTTTTTTATTAATTAACATCCCAGCATGTATATTATGGAGCACACAATCAACATACTTTGGATTTTATTTGATGACATTAATACTAATATCATTTTTGGCTATTATTACAAGTGGAACTCAAAAATATATTAAATATAGGAACAATTCAAAGAAAGGATATTATGTTTCATTAAATTAAATTAATTTATTTTAATATATATTAGCTCCTATTTTTATTATTTACTTTAATTTTAATAATATTCATTATTAATCTTCTTATTTATATTAAATTCAGCTTAAATTTTATTTGAAATAACTTAAAGATTTATGGGGTCATATATTTATATTCTAAATGGATTTTGAAAAGGAAATTAGCACAAATTCCCTGGGCAAATTTGATGCTGTATTTTATTTGAATAATGTTATTTATGCATCAATTTTTTCTAAGAAACTTTTTTCATTAAAACCTGAAATTCCAAATATTCAAAGAATTATTGACGAAACTAAAATTAATGATATAATCACTTATCAGCTTAACTATTTTAAATTAAAAAATAAGTTCAATATTATTGGTGTTATCAATCTTCATTTTTGTAAAGAAAATAATACATTATATTTAACAGATGGGCAACATAGATATCAAGCACTTAAAAAAATGTACGAAAATATGGGACACGATATTCTTATTCCGATTGAATGTATTATTGTTGATAATTATAAAGAACTAAAAGATAATTTTGAAATTATTAACAAAAATACACCACTACCAGAATTTCCAAGCAATATAGATAAAAATATTCCAGAAATGGCAGCTCAACATTTTACACAAAAATATCCACATATTTGGTCTAAAAATTCAAGAGCTCGGAGCCCACATATTTATTTTAATTTTTTCCAAGAAGCTCTTGGTTTTCTTACTCTTAAACTCAAAATAAAAAACAGTGATGAACTTATAAATATTATTGAAAGTTATAATAATAAACTATCACAATGGGACATCCAACAATTTCCAGATAGAAAGACCATTAATGAAAATATCATTCAAAAATGCAAAGATACCAAATTTTATCTTGGATTGTATAAACATACTTCTGATAGTTATTGTTATAAATGGTGTCAAGAAATTGTAAAATTAGAAACTGGTGTTTTAATTAAAGATACTAAAAAACCAAGAAAAACAAAAATTCCAAAATGTATCAAAAATAATAGCTGGGATAAATATATTGGAAAGAATATTGGAGAAGCATTATGTATATGTTGTAATATGAATCTAATTGATTCTAAGAATTTTATTGGTGGGCATATTATATCCGAAAAAAATGGAGGCTGTGTTAGTATAGAAAATATAATACCCATTTGCAGCGAATGCAACTCATCTATGGGATATACAAATATGGATGAATTTATTAAAAAATTCTATCCAAAAAATTATGATAGTTTTACTAAAAAAAAATATATTGTTCCAACACAAAATGAAGGTAAATGGTCATTATTTGGATAAATAAATATAATTTATATATTATTTTTTTGATTAATCATCAATCATTGTTCATTATTTTCCAAAATATATGGTTCTTTGACAATATTAAATTTATAATAATTTTCATTTTTTTTATTTAATTCATCTTTTATATATTCTAACATTAATTTCATTGTTTTAATAACACTATTAGTATCATTACTAATACATGTTAACAAATATTCTGAAGATTTTATATAATGGATTTTTATTTTTTCTTCTGATGTATTTAGTTTTAAACAATTTTTAAGTAATCTTTTTACATATTCTATACCATCATTATCTCTATTTAATAGTGTAAATAAAGCATTTACTTTCTCTTCCTTTTTACATAAACTATTTTTTATGTATTCCATAAAATCCTTATTATTTTCAATACCAAATAAATTAACATCATAGTTTGCATCATTTAATATATTTAAATAATTATCTTCACCTAAACTCCAAAAAGTCTTTTCCATAAATTCTTCAAATAAATCACTAAAATTATCTATATTTATATTTATATTTTTATTGTTATTTATATTAGTTAAATAATCTTTTACCAATTTTATAATTTTTTTGTTAGTTTTATATTTTTTTACAAAAATAATAGATTCATCATCAGAAACTCTTTTCTTTGTTAAATCAATAAATCCCTTTATATCATCAACATTTAAAACACGACACACATAACAATTACCTATTTTATATTTTTTTTTTAAGTGTGATGTAACAACTCTACTAACCTCATTTAACATAATCATAGCTTGAATATTATTATATTCTGGTAAAATAACAGTTATATAAACCTCATTTACTTCAGTAATTTTAGCATATACTAAGTCATCTATTTGTGGATATTCGTTTTTATAAAATCTTATTCCTTTGGTTCTTTCCATATCTAATATATAAAATATTTATAAAATATTGTTGAATTCCTTAAATATTTTTTGATGATATTATATAATTATTATGAAATTATCTAATCTAAATCAATGAATCTAAATCAATAGATGATAGTTTTTCGTCAAAACCTAAGTCTATTTCATCTACTCCACCATTTTGTTCTTCTTCATCTTCATCTTCATCTTCATCATTTTCATCTTGATTTTCATTGTCTTCAAAATCCATACCATAATTATTTTGCTCTAATTCATTGGTTGGCATTTCATTTGAATTTATATTAATTATTTTAACATTTTCCTTTCCAGCTGCTTCTTTTTGTTCAGGAATATCAAATGTAAATACACTTGGTTTTGGAACTACCTTTTCTAAATCCAATATTGAAACTTGTTTGATTTCATCACCCGATTTAATCTCAGCTCTATTACCATCTAATAGTCTCTTAACAATATACTCTTTTCCATATTGATCATCTTTTGATAATGTAACCTTTGAACCAATCATTATATTTGGTTGTTTTGGGTCAGTACTTGTTTTTTGTCCATAATCAAATGGTATAGCTGCAAATTTTTTCTCTTGTTTTGGTGCTTCATTTGGTATTTCAAATCTATATTCACTTGTTGGTTTTTCTTGATTTCTAGGTAAATATGCTTCTATAGGTGATGTTGGTTGATATTCAGGTGATTTTGGGGCATATGATGGAGATGATGGTTTATATTCGATTGGTGATGTAGGCATATATGATGGTGATGAAGGCATATATGATGGTGATGTAGGCATATATGATGGTGTTGAAGGCATATATGATGGTGATGAAGGCATATATGATGGTGATGAAGGCATATATGATGGTGATGATGGTTTATATTCGGTTGGTGATGAAGGCATATATGATGGTGATGAAGGCATATATGATGGTGATGATGGTTTATATTCGATTGGTGATGTAGGCATATATGATGGTGAATGTGGTGCATATCCTGGAGATGTTGGGGAATATGCTGTTGAATATGGTTTATAAGTGGTTTGACCATAAGGATTAGGATTATATGATTGACCATAACCAGAATAATCGGTTGTGCCAAATGATCCATAGTCATCAGAGAATAAATCAACTTGTAATTTCTCACCATCCAATAATTCTCCATTTAATTTAGATACTGCTTCATTTGCTTCTTCAGAATTTTTATAAACAATTGCTGCTTGGTTAAACATATATCCAGCACTTGTTAATTTTAAATCAAATATTGTACCAACACTTTCAAATAATGTTCTTAAATCACTCTCACTAACACTAGTCTTAATATATCTTACAATAATCTTATTTCCATATGTTTTCTTTACATATTTATCTACATTCTTTTCACTCTTTGGTATAATCTTTGTCTTCTTTTTCTTATTTTGCAAAATAAAGTTTCTCTTATCAATATCCTGGAGCATAAATTGTTGCTTTTGTTCTTCTACACTAACCTTTTCATAATCTGGTATATCTTTTGGAATTAATCTCATTGATATACCCATAGCCATACACTCTTGCATCAACAAGTTTGTATTATATGGAACATTAACCTTAACAATTTCGGCATCTTCACTATTATTACTTAATAACTTAATTTCATTATAATCAACATTGAATTTTAATGGACCATCACTTGACATACATATATATTTATTATCAACATCATTAGCTACACTCAATAAACCACTCTTATCACTAATATGGAATGAATAAGCATCTGATCTTTCAAACATTGTTTCCTTAAGAAATTGTAACGCTCCATGAGATAAAATAGCATCACGTTCCATCTCACCTATTCTTAAACCACCACCAGCTGCTCTACCAGATGGAGGTTGTTTAGTTTTGAGTGACATTTTACCTTTTTCTCTTGAATTAATCTTATCTTTAACCATATGTTTAAGTCTTTGATAATATGTTGGACCAATAAATATTTTTGTTGACATTTGTTTACCATTTATACCACTATATAATATTTCATCACCATGTCTACTATATCCTTCACTTTCTAACAAATCAAATATTGTTTCATTATCAAAATTTGTAAATGGTGTTCCATCACAGAAAAATCCAAAATTTGATGCACATTTACCTGTTACACATTCAATTAGCTGTCCTATTGTCATTCTACTTGGTATAGCGTGAGGATTAATAATAATATCTGGTGTAATACCATCTTTTGTATATGGCATATCTTCTTGTCTAAGAATCATACCAATTACACCCTTTTGACCGTGTCTACTAGCAAATTTATCTCCAAATATTGGATCTCTCTTTGTACAAATTCTTACTCTACACATTTGCTGATTATCAGTATTATAATAATCACTAAATACCTTATCTACAACACCATAACCATCTTGTTTAACAACAACACTAGAATCAATTACCTTCTTCCTTGAACCTCTACCAAGTGCTGAATACCTTGAAATTAATACATCATTATCATAAACATATGTTCCTTCCTTGGCAAAACCAGTATTTTCTACATTTGAATAATTATATGTCTTATTTTTTGCTATTTTTTCATTTATTTCATCATCCTCATTGTTTGGATCATAAAAGAATTCTTCCATTTCACCTCTTTTATCTACCATTTCTTTTGAATCATATGTCTTAAAATAACATGAATTAAACAATCCTCTTTCTACAGCAGATTTATTAATAATAACAGAGTCATCTTGATTATATCCACTATATGATGCAATTGCTACAATCGCATTTATACCTGTAGGTAAATAATCAGTTGATGCATATTTTGAGATTCTAGTATTTAATAAAGGTTTTTGTGGATAATGTAATACATGGGCAGATGTATCAAATCTATTTCTGAAATTTGTTGTGTAAATACCAACAGATTGTTTTGATTGACCTGTGCCATATACATTTCTTGGTGCTTGACTTGTACTTACATATGGAATACTAAAACCCAATATACCCATAATTAATGATGGGTGAATTTCACAATGTGAATAATTCATAATTTCCTCCTTATCATTTATATTATTTAAAAGTAAGGAATTATTTATCTCATCTGTATCTACATATTCTAACACACCCCTTGTTTTTAATAAAATCTTTTCTAATTCAGCATAATCTACCTTACCAGATTCAGGACAATTATATTCACAATTATAATAATCTGTTATATCTCTATTTCCTGAAAATCCAAATAACAAATTAGTCCATGATATTTTCTTAGTTTTCAAATCTTCAACCATAGAATTATTTATTAATAAATTATTTTTTTCTAAATGATATAATGGTCTACAACATCTTCCACCATCTGTTAAAATATGTATTTCCATTGCTTTTATATCCCATGAAATACTTGTGAAAATATTAATTAAACCATTTTGTCTATGAAGCCTTAATAATCTAACCAATTGTTTTGGATTATCATGAACCCCTAACCATTTACCATTAATTAATACTTTGGTTTTATTAAATAAATCCTTTACAACTATGTTTTCGTTATTTACTAATCCCATTTCATTTAATAATTTTATTATTGGTTCTGGACTACAACCAAATGTTATATGACCTGTAATTGTTAAATGTTTCTTAATACCAATATTACCACCATCTGGTGTTTCTACTGGACATATAATACCATATTGAGTTCCATGTAATTTTCTTTGTCCAATCATAATCATATCTCCTGTAGTATTAATTCTACGCAATTGTGATACTGAACCAACATATGATAATCTATTAAGTGATTGTATTAAACCCTTTTTATTTAAAATAGTACCTATTTTGAATGATTTACTAAAACTTCCTTCAATTACATTATAATTAAATATTTTTCTCATATTATCACTATTAACAATGTTAGCATAATTATCATCTTGATATTGACTAGCATTAAATCTATATTCTGTATCAATAGCAATTCTAGTATCTCTTTGAAATTGTTTATATGATTCTCTAAATAATGACGCAAGCAAAAAACCTGATAAATCAACCCTTTTAAACATAAAAGAATCACGGTCTGTCTCCAAGTCTATTCCAAAATTTACATTTAATAATTTATGAACAACATATCCTAAATAAAATGCCTTTTGTTGAAATTCATTACCTACATGTGGGAATACATCTGTTTGTATTATATCAATACAATGTGATGATGTATTACCAACTGTTAAATTTGATAAATATTTAATAGCCAATTCTTGTGTGTATATTAAACCAGAATTTTCAATAGTTGGTCTTAAAAATTCCATGAATAATTTTGATTTTTCATCATCTAAATTATATAAAATATATTCCAATATTTCTTTGTCACTTTCTACACCTAAAGCTCTGAATAAAATAAATAATGGAATTTGTTTTTTTATACTTGGTAATCTAACTGTAAGTACTTCAGCATTTTTACTTATATTTACTACAGTTGTTCTAGCATATTTAAATGTATCAATTGGAACAGATTTGATTTGTGCAGAATAACTATATAAATCATCCATAGATTTTACTATATATAACTTATTTTCAGCCTTTCTTTCATGTGATACAATAACCTTTTCTTGTCCATCAATAACAAAATAACCACCTTGATCAAATGGACATTCACCCATTTGTTTTCTCATTTCAAAAGAAGCATTATTTAAAACACAAAGCTTAGATTGAAGCATAATTGGTATTTTACCAAGATTTACTTTTTCAAAAGTTCTTGTAATTTTTCTTGGTTCATCACCACCATCATTTATAATATAATCAATTACAATATCACAAAAAATATGTGATGAATATGATAAATTCCTTACACGAGCTTCATTTGGATACATTTGTTTCATTACAGAAAAATCACCTTCGTTTTTGTAAATAATAGGCTTTCCTATATATACTCTTGAACTATCATATCCACCATAATAAATATTAATTTCATATTTATATTTTTTTGTTTCTAGGTCTTGTTCTTTGTAGAGAATTTGTGGATTGTATTGGCTAAAAGTTTGTGGAATTTTATTAATAACAAAATCATTGAAAGAGTCAAGATGATGTTTTGTTAAAAAATTCTTATTTGCTTCAAAATAGTTATCAACCACATTCCATGTATTATTTTCATAATCAAAATCCATAATAATATAATATTAATAAACATTATTTTAAATAGAAAACAACTCAAAAGATTAAGTTAAATACAAAATAGTTTAATTAGATAAATCTATAAAATTCAATATTATACCTACAATTGCCACCAATATTCCCACAAAAAATAAACGCTCATCTTTAGATAATATTTTTGAGATTTCTTTAAAATAAAATATATAAATTCCAAATTTACTTTCATTGTCTGGACAATCTACAGCACATCTTCTATTAAATAATTCAACCATATCATTTATTATATCTACAATCTTTACACTGAAATTCTTTAATATATATTCTAGGGATAAATCTTTTAATACAACAAACTCTTTATCATCATTACATTGGTTATCTTCGGTTTCCTTTTCTAGTAATTTATATTCTTCTTCTTTTTCTTCGGCTTCTATTTCTTCTTTGTGTTTTTTACATTTTTCTGCCAATTCTATTGAAAATATATCTTCTTCTGTCTTGGTAAACTTATTTATTGCTCTTATTATTTTCTCCTTAACATCATACTTTGAAAAATAACTAATAGTATCCCAGTATGGTTGGTTTAAGTCAACTGACTTTAATATTATTAATTCCCAATTTACCTCCATTTCATCATAATTTAATAGGATTTCATCAAAAACTTTGTAGTAATCAAATAATACCATAATACTATTTAAATCTTTCGCTAATCTCTTGTTTTTATCATTATAATTATATAATGTTTCTCTTATCATAGTTTGATTACTAAGCTCATTTGTCAAACCTAAAAGCTTTAATATTTCAAAATATTTATCATTGAAACTTTTTTCGTTAACATAGTATTGTAATCCATAATATTGGTAAGTCTCTATTTCACCATCTCTTAACAAATATTTTTTGGCTGTTAAATCACACAATGCATAAATATTGTGTACATTAATTAATTCAATAATTTTATCAATTTCCAATGTATAAATTAAATATAATTCGGCAAACCCTTTTAATTTTGTATAATTTATATTATTACATTGGAGATAATTAGGTCTACCATTTTCATCTATACAAGTTATTTTTTCCAATAAATTATTGTAAATAACATTTTCATCTTTGTTTAATATATTTATTGACAAATCAAACAAATTATTTATTTTATATTCAATAAGTATTTTTTCAATATTTTCTTTATTTTTATCTACATAATCATTTTCTAATAATGAATTTAAAACAAAAAATGTTTCTTGGTAGTTTTCTATTGTCATACTATGTTCACTATCACTTTCTTGACTAAAAGAAGGTTTTGTTAATAGTATTTCTTCATCATCGTCAATCATATTTAAATCTAATTCCCTTTTTGAAGATAAATTAATATCTTTGTTTTGGAATCTTTCAACTTTTACCCTAAATTTTTCATTTCTTTTATTGATAATAAGTGTAAGTAAATAAATTACTAAGAATGTTAGTGACAACTTTGCCTTATTATTTAAATAAAACAAAAATGATATTAAAAATAAAAATGTTACCATAAATAACCTTTTATTTATTGTTAGTAAATATATTGTTAATAATAAAAATACTATAAATATTTTGTTTTGTTCCATTAATTATAACTTATAAATTAATAATACTCTATTAACTAATTAAATAATATTTATTAAGTCAACATGTGATAGCATCATCCTTCTACAACAATATCTTTTCAATCCTAGAGCATCCAATGCCTTTCCCTCTTTTGTTTGTTGAATACTTTTAGCATTTACATTAAGTACACTATCTTCACTATTTGACTTTTTAATTTCTTTTTCATAATGGTTCCACTTGTCTGCCAAAACCTTGCCACATGTAAAACATCTTACTGGGATAATCATGATTCTTATATTTAAATATAATATTATATTTTTAAATTCAATTTTACTTAAATAATTTAAAAATAAATTATTTATTAAAGTTATGTTAGGTAATTTTAACAGTAGTGTAAAAGAATTTATTATATCATTTTTTGAACCAAAAAGAGATTCAATATTAGATCCCTTAACTTGTATTATTAGATTGGGGATTTTAGAATTCAAACCAATTGGTACAAAAATTAGTTTAAATAATAACAAAATAAAATATAATGATCCAAGTATTATTCAAGGACCATTGCGATGGGGTAATGGAGATAATCGTGAAGATTTACACAATTTATTTATTCCACTAAAAAAAGGTGTATTATGGTATGACGTCAAAAATCCTGAAATTAAAAATCTTATTGAATACTCTATAAGAGGATTAGAAAAACTACAATCTTCATATAATAAAAATTCCGTTATAAGCCATTCAATGCAATATTATATTGACTATTTAAAAAATAGTTTAAATGGTAATATACCATCTAATGATGAAGAAGAAGAAAATAGTATTTCAAAGCAACTAAGAGAATTATGGAATGAAAGAGAAATTACAATTGTAAATAATGTAATTCTTCAATTAGAAGAAAACCGAAAGAAAAATAGTGCTGAATTTCACCTTGAACAAGAAGCACTAATTAAAACATTAGAAACATTATTAGCTAGAAAGGAACAAAAGGTTTCATCTATTTTACTTGAAAATACAACATTATTATCATGATAATATATTTTATTGTATTATTATTTCATTTATAATTATTATTTCATTTATAATTATTATTTCATTTATAATTATTATTTCATTTATAATTATTATTTCATTTATAATTATTATTTCATTTATAATTATTATTTCATTTATAATTATTATTTCATTTATAA